GGGAGCGCTCAGCGAAGCGGAGTGCACCAAGCTCTTGACCGAGTGCAAGGACGTCGCGTTCGTGGGGACCGAGCTGACCTTCGACCAAATCAAGGCGGTGGTGGAAGCGGCAGAGGACCCGGAGGAGATCGACCGCATCTTCGACGGCAACAAGAAGACCGAGACCAAGGCTCCGGTCAAGGCACCTGCGGAGAAAGCACCGCCGAAGACCGCAGAGAAGAAGACGACCACGGATCCTGCTGCGCCGGCTGTCAATCCGGCAATCGCGGCCCGTCTGGAAGCCATCGCAGCCAAGAAGAAAGCAGCCGAGGAAGCCGCAAAGGCTGCGGAAGAGGCTGCCCGTGCTGAGGCAGCGGCCCTCGAAGCGGCGGCAGAAGCTGGGCAAGAGGACGTCGACGAGCCCGAGGACGACGTTGCCCCTGAAGAGGACCCGAATGAGCTGAGTGACGAGGACTTCCTTAAGAAGTTCAGCCCGAAAAAGTAGTCACCGCACACTGCACAGTCCCGAGGCGAACAGTTCGCCTCGGGACTTTTTCTTTCAAAAGGATTTCATGCTCTTCACTGGTACCGAACTTGTTTGCCCCGCCGGTCGTAAGGACAGCGGTCCCTTGATTGTCGATCTCGGTGCGATTCTGACCGCCGAGGCTCGCCAGGCCGAGATCGCTTTCGTCACCCCTCAGAAGGCTCCCGAGCTGCTGCGCGAATTCAACGAGGCTTGGCGAAATCTCCACAAGCTCACCGTGCAGCTGGCCGCAGAGAAGCTGGCGGCCGAGAGACAGACTGCGAATCGCCGCGCTGTCCTTCTCGTCGACACCGTCCCGTCGATACTTAAAGAAAAGCACCTCACCTCAAACGACGCGAACCGGGACGCGATCATCACATTGGATGCCGAGTACCAGGCGTTGTTGGAAACCGAGGATCAGCTCACTGCAATCGTCGCATATCTTCGTGGCAAATTGACATCTTTCGAGAACGCGTTCTCTGCCGTGAAGAAGATCATGTCGGAAGATACGTACAACATGCAGGCGCGGCAGAACCCCAATCTCAAGGGCGGCGGAAGCTCTGGTCTCGCCGACGACCGTTCCAGGCCGGCATCACCACCCCCCGCTTCGCCCCCCCGCTCTACCGGTTTCGGCAAAGCTCGCTACTAACCTTCACGTCCATCATAGAAAGGCTCCCTTGGCAGGCAAGAACTGGCTCGCAAAACTCCAAGCTCTCGAAGGCGCCGTCGTAGGCAACTACAACCCGCACGATCACGTCATCCGTACCCCTAGTCCGAGCGTCAACGCCATCTTCGGGAAGGGGTGGGGACTTCCTCTCGGCTACTCGATGTGTCTATTCGGCCCTCCTAAGGCGGGCAAAACGGTGCTTTCGAACGCCATCATCGGACAGCTGCACAAGGACGATCCAGAAGCTTTTGCGATCAAGTTCGACACCGAGCTTCGTGAAGAGGGTCAGCTTACCGAAGCTGACGCCAACATGTGGGGCATCGACACCACGCGGTACCTGGCCTATTCGGTCAACAACCCGGTGCTCGTGTTCGATCGTATCGAGCAAGAGATCGCGGCTTTCTGTCAGGACGGAATGCCACTGAAGTTGGTCATTATTGATAGTATCACCGGCATTCAAGGTCGTCGGGCGATGAACGCGGACACGATCGCCACGATGCAGATCGGTGACCACGCCCTGACTATTCAAGAGGGCCTCAAGCGAATCCTCGCCGTTCAGCGCAAGTACAAGTTCGCCGTCATCTTGACCGCGCACGTTCGAGCCGAGATGGACCTTTTGGAGCAGAAGCGCGGGAACAAGTTCAAGATGGCTGCCGCCTTCGGCGTTCAGCACTATGCCGAATACTTCGTCATGGTGGAGCCGAACAAGAACAAAGAAGGTCGAGGGGACATTTCTGGCAACGCTTTCGTCAATGAGTCACAGAAAGACTCGCGCGAGAATGCTGACCAGACGGCTCATCGGATTTTCGTGAAGATGAAGGACAACTCCTGCGGCCCCAAGGGTCGTTCTGGGGAGTTCACGCTGGACTACAGAAACGGCATCGTAAACCAGCACGAGGAGGTCTTCACCCTCGCCAAGAACCGAGGTCTTTTCGAGCGCCCCAACAATCGCACCTACATTTTCGGCGAGCAAAAGTGGTCTAGCGAAGGAGACACTCTTCAGGCCATCAAGAGCGACCCTGCCCTGTTCAAAGCGTTGCTAGACGAACTCAAGCGCAGAGACCAGGCCGGCGCTTTCGGAGCCGACGATGCCAAGGCGGAGTTGGAGTAGCTATGAAGACAATCACAGTTCGTAGGTCGCTGGAGCAGGTCAAGCACTGCGTGGAAGAGGCCCTCTCGGTATGGGAGAACGAGGAGAGTACTGAGTGCGCGTACGAGGACGCCGAGCAGGCGTACGTGCTTCTCCGTGACGTGATTCTACCGAAGCTGAAAGCCGCAAAGGCTTGAGTCTGGATCCAGAAGTCCTTGCTGATTTTCTAGATCAACAAGGACTTGACCCGAAGTCTAACGGCAAGTCGTACCTCTTCACGTGTCCGAGGTGCACTAAGAAGCGCCTCTACATGAACAAGAGCAACGGGAACACTCGTTGCTTCTACTGCTACGCCGTCACGGGATTTACTCGCGATACAAATCGCCCCGACGTTCCTCTGGCCGAACTGTGCTCTCTTCCCCTCAAAGAGGTTCGCAAGGCTCTCTACGGAGAGGATGCAAAGAAGCTCGACTTCAGCACCTTCTCCTTGGTCTCTGATGACGACTTCGGCGAAGAGTTCGAAGATGAGATCGAGGAGCAGGTGTGGACGCCTGACTTCCTACCCATCGACGACCCCATGGCAACCAAAGGAGCCGCGTACCTTGCTGAACGCGGGATCCCTTTAGACGTTGCGGTGGAGTACAGGCTCCGCTACTCCCGCAAGGAACGCAGGGTCGGTTTCCCAATTGTCCAGGACGGCAAGATGATCGGGTGGCAGGCCCGCACAATCGTCAAGGACACGAAGACCTGGGATGAGAAGAAGGGTAAATATTTCGAAGGATCAAAAATTCTTACCCACTGTCCAAGCGGTGGCGACAGTGCGTTGATGTTCTCAGATCGCGTCACGCGCGGTGGACATCTGGTGCTCTGCGAGGGTCCAGTCGACGCCATGAAGGCTCACCTCTGCGGAGGCAACGTAGCCACAATGGGCAAAGGTGTGACCAGGGCGAAGCTCGCCTTGATCAAAAACTTGGGCGTCAAAAAGGTGTACCTCGCCCTTGACCCCGACGCAGCTGCAGAAACAGCGCGACTGGCTGCGGCACTAAGCGACTATGAGATTTATGTGATTTCGCCACCGCCGGGATACAAAGATCTTGGTGAAATGTCGTTTGAGCAGGTTCATGAAGCTTTTCTCTTGGCGCCGAGAGCCTCTGCTGGACAGCTGTTCGTATACCTCGGTCGATGACAAAGACTTGTTCAACCTGTTTCGATGACAAAGACGAACTGTGCTTCTCTCGGTCGTCGAAAACGAAATCCGGGAGGCGCTCTCAGTGCAGGTCTTGCGTAAAACTCTACAGCGACGCAACAAGAGAACAGATTTCCGATCGCACGCGTACTTACAGACAGTATAGATTGCTCACCCACCCTAGATGCGTTTGTGCCGTCAAAAGGCTACGTTCCAGGAAATATTTTCGTGATTTCACATCTCGCCAACAGGATGAAGTCGACCGTGACCGATCCTGATGATTTCCTGAAGCTTGCTGCGTGGATGAAGAGCGTTACGCCCCCAGGCTAGCATCGCTCAACTCTTCGTCTTCCTCGGTGGATTCGGGAAGTAGCGCCTCGGTGCAGCCGGTGCAGCTGCCGACATGATCGCGAAGGCGGTTGCGGGCTTCGCGTCGAGCCGCTGGATCGAGCCGGCTATTCTCGACGGTGGAGATGAGCACTTCAATCATCTTGTCGTGCCCAAGCGCCTGGAGTGATTCGGTCAGGAGCTTGTCGGCCGACTTCTTGCGCGCCGACGCAGAAGACGTGTCGAGCTTACGGTTTCTTTCGATGTAGGAGGCGTCGATCTCGTCTACGCCAAGTATGGCGGAACTGGGTACAACGTACGTCTTCTTGGTTGTCTGCTGGTCGGGGTAGTCGGCGGCTAGCATAGCGTTGTCAAACGAAACGCCGTATTGAGCAATGAAAGCGTCGTCGAGCATCGGTAACACGTTCTTTCCCTTCTTGCTAAACGTGTCTCGCATCTCCGCGAACCGCTGATGAAGGTAGGCGGTCAGCTTACGATCGTTCCTAGAGGTATCCTCATTCGGCATCGCGTGGATTCCGATGTAGTTGCACGTCCAGACCAGTGCGTAGCTTTCGAGATCGCCGATCTCCAGCATGTTGTCTCGACAGAAAGTCGCGTTCCCGCGGAAGAACTGCCACGCCGTCCTGGTGACGACTTTCTGGTGGCTGCGAAGCGTCTCGTTCGAGGGGTTCGGCACACGCCGAAACTCGTTGTGCCGCAACGCCACAAGTTCGGGAGAATCCGAGTAGTGCGCCTTCTTCTCGGGAAGTGGGCCGCGGTTCACCGGCATCCGACGCTCGTAGCCGAGCATCTCTGTGAGGTCCCCAAAGAGGTCCAGGGCAGCCTGAATGTCTCGGCCGGTCAACGCCCCCGCCTCGATGACGATCGCGGTTTTGGGGGCAGGAGGCGACTCGGTAGTGTGCAGTTGAAGTTCGATAGCAACCCCCTCCGGACTGGTTACGACCAGGTCGACCCCGTTTTGACCGGTCATCGGTTCAAAAGGAATCTTCACTGCACCTAGCCAAGAGCGGAGTTGATTGAGGGCACGAGCATTCTTTGCGTCCGGCGTGGCGATCTGCATTACGATTCTCCGTCTCCACTGATCTTTTGTTCAGTGGTCCATGACGGAGCCTGGCTACATTCGGACCAACCTAGGTCCTTCCAAAACCCCTACGAGTTCAGCTGTCTACCCGTAGGACTGGATGCAGGCTTACAGTCCAGGCTCCCATGGATCAAACTATACCGGTCCGTTTTGAACCACGCCAGGCGTTTTGGTACAGACGGGACCCGAGAGCGCTACTCCTGCGCTGAGAAAGGGGGTTTACCTTACAAAACCCCTAGGAGATCCAGGAAGATCCGCTATTACGACGCGGTGTGCACCTAAATGCACAAGAAAACGAAAGGACCCCTTCCTTATTCGTTTAGGTAGCAATTTGTCCCGGAACGCAATCTTGGGGGCATGACGACCAAGCAACGCTACGTTCTCGCAGCAGGCCTTCTTTTGGCCCTCTTCGCCGGTGGTTACGCCACAGGTCGCTGGGCGGCGCCGGATCACGTGGTCTACAAGGACAAGATCGTGACCGTAGACAAGGAGAAGCTCGTCTCCGTCGTCGACACAGACAAAATCCTGAACGCACTAAAGAACGTCAACACACAGAAGGACGTCCACACGGTGCGGGTTGTCGAGAAGGAGCCCGACGGCACCACGAAGGTCACCGTTACGCAGGATGACAAGTCGAAGACGGAGTCTGAGACGAAGGTCCAGCAGAAAGAGCAAGAGACCAAGACCGTCGTGCAGGAAAAGCTGGTCTACCAAGACCGGGAGACGACCAAGCTGGTTGAACGCAGCAAGCCGTCCTGGTCCTTTTCGCTACAGCCCGGTTTTGACTTTGCCGGGGCTCTTGGACACAGCTCGTCGTACTCGCTTCTGCCGACTCTACCGGTCGCCCATCTAGTGCTTGGAGCATCTGTTGAGCACCGCTTCCTAGGACCCTTGTTCTTGGGTGTCTGGGGTAATTCTTCAGGCATGGGCGGTCTGAGCCTACGACTCGAATTCTAAGAGTTTCGCTACTAGCATGAGGTGGGAACAGATCCTCATAGCGAGACCTTTACATTTCAGATCGTAAGTCCGAAATACGGACAGTTTACGGTCACTGCTCCAGCTCGTTTCAGAGAATCAATCGAGCAACACGTCTGGTATGTGAGCCGGAATAAACAAAGAGCCGCTGGGCGACAGTTTGCCGTTAGAACAAATATGCCTAAGGATGACGGTGGCCAAAGAACGGTTCTTCTTCATATTTTCGTCTGGGCCCTTGCTGGCAAGGTGTTAGAACGTGGCAAAGGCCTTGACCATCTAGATGGGCAACCTTTGAATAATTCGGAAGACAACCTGCGTCCCGCAAGTAGTGGAGACAATTCCAGAAATCGACAGAAGCAAAGGAACAATACGAGCGGGTTCATTGGAGTTACTTTCCACAAGAGAATTGGAAAGTTTCACGCTCAAATTCAAGTGACCGCGGAAGGAGAGCGGCGCGGGATCAGTTTGGGGTACTGCGACACAAAGGAGGAGGCGGGAGCCCTTCGAGACGCAGCTGCTTTGCGATACCATGGCGCATTTGCTGTAACAAACGATACGGTCGGAGTCTCGCGATGAAGACCTCGGCTCATTCTGAAATAGAATATAAATGGTCTGCAGACCATATAAGTCCTGAAGCCTTTGGTCTTTGGTGCCAAAGGCAGTCTCCTGTTTCATACTCGCGCACCTCGTGTCCTGACGTTTATTATAGTCAGGGCGATAATATTGTGAGACATCGGTGGAGCGGTGGAGCGGGCGAGTTGACGTGCAAACAAAGGAAGTCTTCACGTCATATCACAGACCGATTTGAGGTCGATCTCACCTTTCCCGAGTCACTAACAACCACCGATATAACCGAGTTCCTCCGACTCAGCGGATGGAAGAGGTTTTTTACACTATTTAAAGACCGCTGCGACGTTTTTATGTTTGAGAACGATAGGATCGGAACGTGCGTGGCTTTATATGGTGTCGAGAAACTGAACGAGAAAACACGGCGGTGTGAAGGATTGCGATACTTCTTGGAGGTGGAGATCGTTAAGGGCTCCAACTGTTCAGACGAGGATGCTCGCTTGCTTCTAGAGGAGTGGAGAACGAGGCTTGAGGTCGCGTTCAACCTAGGCACCCCACTGACCCTCTCCTTGTTGGAGATCTACTCCGACCGTCGTTACAAGGTCGCTAAGAAGCCAAGGTTCCTCAAGAAGGCGCGCGGATGAACAAGAACATCACCAAGGTGCAAGTCGATGAGCGTCGGTGGCGATGGACGGTCACTATCAGCGATGTTCCTTCAGAGCCCGGGCCCTCGGCGGATGCGCGACAGTTCCCTTTTCTCCAAGCGCTTCTTTTTCAGCCGACCCTACTCAATTGTGGCCTGTCTCCTTTCGAGACCATGAAGGTTAGCCATACTGGTGAGTGCTGGTCAGCTGTCCTTGTTGCTGTGACTGAGTATCCGTAGACATGGAAGTTTTGCAGACACTCTTTGTCGGAGGCTCTCGGATCCTCGTTTACACGCCCGAGATTCGCTACGAAGACGGTATGACGAAGACCTTCTCTCTGTCAGGACACATTCGGAATGACCACTTCGGTAGACTGGTGGTCGATCAGTGCGAGAGCGACAATGAGCACCTACGAGCACCCGGTGACGGTGGCGAGCGCCAGACCTGCAGGAACCTTGTCGAGGATGCTTTTCTACCCTTTGTCGGCAAATGCGGCCGACTCACCATCACCGTCACCCTTCTCGAAGAGTAGAAAGTGGGACGACGTCCGAGACCATTGCGTGACGTGTGTCACGTCACGATTTGGGATAGTTCCGTTCCCGGCTTACTTAGGGTTCGTGTAATCCTTCCGGATGAGCTTATTTGGCTAACATTTAATGCTAATAGCAAAACGATTGAAGGCGAGAGTCCTTTGTCGGCAGATTGGCAAGAAACTGTAGAATCGGCGATCTTGGAGCTTTTAACCTAGACGAAACATTCTGTAGTGGTTTACCCTTATAGGTCACGGGTGCGATAGAAGACAAAACGTACAACACCAGCTGTCGCGCCTCGGGATGTTGGGGGTAACCATGGGACAAAAAGCGACACTTTCTGAATCAGAACAGCTAGAGGCCATAAAAACCAGGGTCGGAGAGATTGTAGCCAAATGTCTACAAACACTTTCCGTGGAAGCTTGCACAATCTCGTCAGATCTAGTGGCCCTTCAGCTGCGACTGGAAGCTGCTGGTAGTGCGGCCGAAATCGATGACATTCGGTCGGCGCGCTGGTTTAGGGCTAAGGATCAGCTGTCGGTTGCTCGCGAGATTTACTGCTTCATTTGTAGGACCACCACCGGATCCGACAGTCTGTCGATCCCCTTAGTCGATACTGACGAGTCTGGTGAGTCGCTCTTCGACAAGAATAGCGACTGATTTTTTCGCTACTTAAGAGGGTATGAGCGTCCGCCCAATCCTCATCTGGCCTAGCGCCAAGCTTTCTACGCCGTCGAAGGACGTGCCCGTAGAGGATTTTGGCACCGCTGCCCTCCAGGTCGTCGTCAGTGACCTTCACGAAACGCTGGAGCACGCTGGGGGCCTAGGTCTGTCGGCAATCCAAGTCGGCATTCCTTACCGCGTCTTCGTTACGAACATTTATGGGGAGAAGCACACCTACGTGAACCCCGTAGTCATGTCGACTTTCGGGACCCCGGTGCCCTTCGCAGAGGGCTGCCTGTCGGTTCCCGGCGTGTTCGAGACCGTCGATCGGTTCAACGAAATCATCGTCAGCTCGAAGAGCGTCGAGGGTGAGGATGAGCTTCGTCAGCTCGACGACGTCGAAGCTCAGTGCGTAGCCCACGAGATCGACCACCTGGATGGGGTTATGTTCGTTGACCGATTCGGACGGGTGAAAAAAGACATCATCAAGAGAAAGGTCGCAAAGGCTCTTAGGGAGGCGCGTCGAGCACGATAGTTTCGCTACTTGATCTTCAGGATGAAGCGCAAGCGCATTTTGATAGATCTAGACAGTACAGTAGCAGACCTCCTGACGCCCTGGCTGACGCTTTACAACGCCGATTGGCCCGACCAGCTGACGGTCGCCGATATCACCCATTGGGATTTGCACCTCTGTGCTCAGGGCGGCGTTGCCATCTACGACTACCTGAGCAGGCCCGGATTGGTTCGGAACCTCCTTCCGTACGAAGGAGCCGTCGAAGGAGTGAAGACGTTGTTCGACCTCGGACACGAGCTTTACATCGTCACAGCCGCACACAGTCCGGTCAACCTGAGCGAAAAAGCAGAGTGGTGTCAGCAGCACTTGCCCTTTCTCACCAAGCGCCAGCTCGTCATCGCACACGAGAAGCACATCATTCCTGCCGATGTGTTGATCGACGACTCGCCCAGCAACGCCCTCGCGTACAGGATGGCTCACCCAGCGGCTATTACCACTGGGATCCGTTTTCCTTACAACGAGACAGCCGGTGCGGTTTTCACCTTCCTGGCGGATGACTGGAGCAATCCCAAGAGGGCTTGGGATGTGATCATGAACGGCGTTCAGTGAGCGCCGACATCAGCCTAGACGCCATGCCATTACCGCTCGTAAACGAGCGAGGGATAGCGTGGCTGGACTCGGTGGATCTACAGGCAGCGTCTTCACTCCGTTGGCGTTTACTTATCCCTAAGTCGAGTAAGACGGCATATGCGCATGCTGCTGTTCGTCGCGGTGAAGGATGGACCAGCCTGCTACTGCACCGCTTCGTGGCACGCCGTATGGGTCTTGACATTTCTGAGCATGTCGATCATCGCAACCGTTTTGGTCTGGATTGCACACGCCGCAACTTGCGAGCCGCCACAGCTCTTGAAAACACAGGTAACACGGGACCTAAGAAGACCAATAAGTCCGGATACCGAGGCGTTTATTTGGACAAGGACAACGACAACTGGAGAGCACAGATAGGAATTGACCGGAAGCCGTTTCACATTGGTTCCTTTGCCGACAAGGACGAAGCAGCTAGGGCCTACGATCGAGTTGCCGTCGAACACTTTGGACGAGACTTCGCCTATCTAAATTTCCCGGGAGAGTTGTCGAGATGCTGACTCTGTCAACTGGGCAGCAACAAGCTCTTGACATGATCGGCGTGTTCCTGAAAGACGCCGACCAGAGAATCGCGATAATGACTGGGTATGCCGGCACCGGCAAAAGCACGCTCATTAAAGTTATTGCCACGACCTACGGCACGCCCGAGGTTCTAACTCCGACAGGCAAAGCGGCCCTTCGGGTTCATGAAGTTACGGGGCTACCAGCTGGTACGATACACCGTGCTTTCTACAAGGCGGAAGTGGACCCCAGAACCGGTGCCCCTATCTTCATTCTCAAGGACGTGTGGGAGCTGAGCTTCCTGCAAGACAGACTCGTTTTGATCGATGAGTCGTCGATGGTTAGCAAAGATGTCTGGATCGACCTGAACGCCATGTCGAAGACATTGGGCTTCAAGATTCTCCTCGTCGGCGATCGGTTCCAGCTCCCCCCAGTGACCAAGAGCAAAGAGGACGAGGGTTTCAACTCCCTGAACACGCCGACGCCCTACTCCATCAACCTCACCGAGGTTCACCGCCAGGCTCTCGACAGCCCCATCATCCGAGCTTCCATGCTCCTTCGTTCGAACAAGCCCGAGTTCGAGGCCATGGGTCTGCTCGACGCCATCGGTGAGAGTCAGCTGACCGAATCTCTGCTCGACTTCAGCGCCAACGGAGCCGTCGTCTGCCACACCAACGCCCGACGACATGACCTGAACAACAAGGTTCGTACCGCGAAGAAGTATGAGCACGGCACTCTGCAGTCAGGAGAGCCTCTCCTCGTGCTGCAGAACAATTACTCCCTCGACTGCTACAACGGCGAAGTTCTAGACTTTCACGGCTGGGACACCCCTCCCGAGCTGTTACAGACCGTCACGGACCGCTACACGACGTCCTCCATCCAAATGAAGTTTGGCGTCGGCCATGTCGACGGATCGTTCGGCGGCAATTCTCTGGTGATGTTGTCTCCTGACGAAATCTGTGGACGTACGATCGGCTCCAATGTTGGGCTCTGGGCGTTTCGTAGGGCCGCCAAGAAGGCCTTTGAGAGGATCGCGCGCTACGGTGACGACGAAGCGCCTCCGTACGTGCACGCCAACTACGGCTACGCGCTCACGGTCCATAAGAGCCAGGGCTCGGAGTTTGAGAAGGTCCTGGTCGTAATCGAAGACAGCCTGTCGAGTATGAAGGGCATCGAGAGGAAGAGATTCTTGTACACCGCCGTGACTCGGGCCAGGACCGCGTGTTCCTATATATATCTACAAGAGCCGGTAGTTTCGCTACGTAAGTAGCATGGACATACTCAGCCACTTTCTGTTTCACCTGAACTTCTTCGTCCGCCTGCATCCTGAGGCGTTCGCTCCCTTCTTGGGAGGGTTCTTGTTCGGCTTCTATGCCGTCGTGTACAACCTCGGTTACCGTAAATACCGCTCACATATGGCGTGGCTTCTTAGCGACATGGAGACCGTCTACGAAAAGGGCTTCACGGACGGTAGGCGTGCCGCTGGCAGCGAACTGCTCCCAGACCTGGAGCTGCTCATGAAGAGCCTTATGGAGAACCCGGTGGGTTCCTTACGAGACGGTACGCTTCGAGAAGGCCGGGTCGATGGCGACGGGCTGAATCGGGATGCAGAGGTGTGAGGCCGTATTGAACGCGCTCATGTCGCTGCGCCCGTAGGACGGTGGCGAATTCGGGTTGTCGTTGGGGTAACGCCGAACGGTCACGCCGTCACTGCCCTTGACCGCAACGATCTTCACGTAGGCCCGCGCGCTTCCGTCGTTCTTGCAAATCCACCCGCTGGTACCGGGGTAGACGTTCTGATTGGTCTCGACCAGCAGGTCGCCGATGTTCGACGCGCTTTCGATCACGAGAAAGACTTCAGGTGCGGAAATAGAGGGCATGTCGAAAAGATTAGGTTTGGCAGACTCTCAAGACGCCCGCGATCCTCGGATCTGGCAGGTCGTGGGGGTGCTCTGCCACACGGTCTCCGTTTCGAGAGTGACCGTCGGCCGAGGTGTTCCCTGCAATCGTAGACAACCCGGCGACCTTGCCGTCTACCCGAACAACGTCAGTGACGATCGAGACGTGGCCAAGCCCGCCACCGTGATCCTCGATTAAAACGTCACCAGGCTGAACCTCCTCAAACGGAACAACGAGGTGCTGGTTCTCCGACAAAAGGTGTAGAGCACTTGCGGAAGCCTTGAGCGCCGTGTGCGGGTCCAGGTCAAAGACCATGCAGCAGGCGTAAGCTGCGCACCACGAACACCCTGGAGTGCACCCGTTTCGCTTCAGCCAGCCGTCGATCTCCGGCGAGGAGTTGGGCGCAACCTCTCGGACAAACAGAAACGATCGGCAGTGAGAAATTAGTTCTTCTGGAGTCACCTCCAGAAGATTGAGGTTTAGACGCCGTTGGCTCCCGCTGCGCCAGCAGTAATTAGGGCCTGGGCAGAGCTTGCCGGCTGAAACACATAAATGACGCCGCCGCCACCGCCCGCTCCTGGAGATCCGCCGCCACTTCGATTACCTCCGGCCCCTCCATCGGCAACCAGAGTTCCTGACAGAATGAGTTCGCCAGTCACGAGATAAATAGCGCCACCACCACCGCCACCGCCACCGCCACCACCACCAGCGCCGGGGGCGCCAGCTCCGGCACCACCGATTACGGTAAGCGACCCGGCGATCGTGATTTTTGGTGCAACAAGAACGATCACACCACCACCGCCACCGCCACCGCCGCCACCGTTACCACCACCTGTCACACCACCGCCGCCACCACCACCCGAACCTCCACCGATTAGAAGCGCCGAGCCACCAACCAATGAGTGTCCGTTTACAGCCGCAAAGAAGCTGTTCCAGGTCTTCTTGAGAGCGGTAACGCTTTGGGCGCCGCCGGCACCGGGCGTATGGGAGCTGGCGCTAGTGCCGCCCGTGCCACCCGTGCCGCCGATTCCATTAGCCGGAGACGCTCCAGGCGATCCTGCGGTGCTGCCGGCGTCCCCAGCGCCACCGTTACCGCCACCGCCAACTACGCCAGCCGCAGCTCCGTTGCCACCTAGACCGCTAAACGACCCTCCAGGCAACCCCTGCGCAGTCACTACGCAGGTAGACGCGATCGTGATTGAATCTCGGGCAAAGATCCTAAATCCAGCGGTTGTAATGAACGTGCTCGCTCCCGTTACCGCGAAGGTGGTTGCATACACATCTCCGGTCAACGAAGCGCTGGTAGATAGACTGACTGCTCCGTCTGCTCCGGTTCCGAAGATCATCGGGTCAATACCGCCCGCGCCTCTAAGTGCCATTTGTCTGTCTTGCCCTTCTTTTAATACGCGTTCGATTCACTCAGTACGACGACCTGTCCGTCAAAGTAGAGGACACAAACTTGGTCCCTCTTAGCGGGGCTGGCTAGCCCGTTGGTTCTAACGAACAGCTTGCAACGAACGTTTTCTGCCGCTACAGGGGCCGGGTTAGCTGGCACGGTGTCGTTGTACACACTGCGAATTCCGATAGCGCCACACGACTCGATAAACACCCCGGTCTCATCTTGTCCCGTGGAGTTGTTTCTAGCGAGAGTCTTAAACGCCTGGTTGGTAGTGTGTGTGATAAAGTTGTCTAGATTCCATGCTGCCAAAGAAGCATTGGCATTGGCGCCACGATTTTGGGATCCGATTACGAACACCGAGTCGGCGCTAGCTGTCGTTAGGATCTGGACGGCTCCATCCATAGAGCCGCCACCGATTTTCAGAATCCCGGAACCCAACACGAAATCCGTGGCAGTGATACCGCTATTGCCTCTTGAAAGCCCGGCGGCCATAGCGACACCTGTTCCAGAGTCGCAGGTGGTAACCCGAGGGGCACTGGACGAGGTTGTGTCAGAGGCCGACAGCCGTGACGTTCCAACCGCTCCTGTAGTGGCGATCTTCAAAGACGACCCGACGGAGAACGGCTGGTCTCGTGTATAGACCAATGTGCCGTAGCGCCATGCAATCACATATCGGGACCCAGGCACTGCACCGGTCCCTAGAGAAGCGAGCGCGGTTTTGACAGGTTGAAGACCGCTTCCTCCTGTGCGATTTTGTGTACGGTCTAGGTCGACGTAAATACACTCGCCGTCTGCCAGGTTGGTCAGGTTCGTGAGGCTCGTCAGCTGATCTAGGACCTCATTCACGTTGCCGGTGGAGTTGTCGAAAATGAACCGAAGACCTCTCCAGTGAAGGTTGGTTCCGTCCCACTCGAAATACTCTCCGTTAGACACAAACGCTGTGCCGGACCGAACCATACGAACATTTCGGTCTGCTGTTGCGGAGTACCAGTATTCACCACCGGCGACCTCCCACAGTCGAGTCATCACGGAGTCGGCCCAGCCCTTAAACGACGTCAGGGCCTTGTCTCCGCCGGCAAATACATCGCCTGCAGACCCCTCTTTGCGTCCAGCTGGCCAAGAAAAGGCATTTGCCGCATTCGGCACAGTGCCGCCCGAGCCGAGCCGCCACATGATGTTTCTGGCGTCCTGGACGCTGACGATCGTATTCGCTGCCCCCGTAGTGACCTTTGCAACCGGCGCCACATTTGGCATGGACGAGAAGTCACTGGTGCTGATAACGATCACGTAGTCCAGCGTTCGGGCCAGTGGGATCTGCTTTGGAGTCTCGGTCAGTGTCGTCGTGTTGATGAACATGACGAGGTCGGTTGTGGATGCGTCGGTGGACCGGACTAGGTCGATACCAACGTAGTTGACTGCCGACGGAGTGAAGGACCCAGAGACCTTTGTGTTGGTGCTCGACAGCGTCTCGGGCGTTCTCGTCGCAGGTACCTGAAAGACCGAGCCAGCTTCGGAGGCTTGATAGTGGACCAGAACGGCGTCTGCAACCTGCATCTGCAGTGCTTCCGCCTGACTAATGCCGGTGGTCACCAGGTTGAAACCCTGAATCACCAGAGGATTCCGGCCACCCAGGATACGGCCGGAGAGTACGTCGAAGTCTCCCGCCACCGCCGATTCCAAGGCGCGCAACATTGGCACATCGATGCGTGCCTGTCCCACCCAGTTGGTCTGTCTTAGTACCGCCATTCTGAACCTAAGATTGCGGCTTACCGAGTAGCCTTCACAGCTTCATTGCTCCACTCCATCATCGAGAAGTGGATGGTACCCATCACGTAACCGCGGGTGGGCACGGTCCATTCTTGGGCTGTCACCTTGCAGCGCCTGGCCTGGAACACTACCGTGTCCGAGGAGCGCTCGGTGAGGGCTACGGAGAAATATTTTTCATTCGGCAGATCGGGCAGACTTACGGTAATCCCTGCTCCTTCAGCTCCGCCGTCGGAGACCATGCGATATATCGTCATCGCCCCTGTGCCCCTTGATACGGTGGTGGCTAACTCGAAAGGCTCAGTCGAATCGACCCCATAAATCTCACGGGCCGGAGTTGCACTGGACCAGCTGAAATCAACTACCTTGGCGTATGGCCTGCCGTTTATAGAAACGACAAGTCTGGCACCCGTGATTAGTCTCGACACTCACGAAAGATTGCCGCTTACTCGGATCGAGCGGTGTCGATCTCGCTGTCAGGGCGGTCTCCGCCCCAGACGTAAACTGCATCAGACAGCTTGGCAGACCCAGACGCCGGCTTTCCTTCGTTCCCAAGGCCTCTGTCTCCAGGATAATTAATTGTCTCCGACACCTGGACGCCTGCGGCTACGGTATCGGCGATAATCGACAGAGCTGCGATCCGACCTGCTGCCGAACCGGTGAGGTAGAATGCACCGGCGTTATCGGCAGCAGGAGGGACGAAAGGAGCGCGTCCAGATAGCAGAGTGACTGTGGACCCGGCCTGAACGGTATTTGTGAATTTGAAGCCGGCGTCCAGAATCAGCTGCGTAGAAGACAGCTTGCCGAGGTATTTCACCGGTCCGACCACGCCGTCGTACCCAAAATTGAAGGCCAGGTACCCCACCGCATCAGGGAATTCGGATGCGTCCGACAAGGTCAACGTCTGATAACGCTGACCTTCGACCAGCTCTCCGACCACGCTGGACTCCACGTCAGTTGCCGCCAGCCCTTCCTTCACGTCAAACGAAAACGGACCGGGCACACCCTCTGGAGCGCTCGGGGCAGCCACAGGGGTTATGGTCGCGGCACTGACAACGCTATATCCAGACGTGTCAGTTTCGAATGTGAACGTATTGGCCGTAGGCACGGAGGTTACACCTACCTCGCGATTGAACCCTCCCGATCTGAAGGTTTCTTCTCCCATCAGAACGACGAAGTTGCTCTTTGTCGACGTGCCTCCGTTATTTACTCCTCCCGAAACTAGAATCGTGTCGATACCAGCGACGCCCGCCGCCGAACGACCAAAGCCACTAGTTAAAGCAGCTGCGCTGACCGACCATTTCATGGTGGGCAGATAGAGGCTCTCGATTGCGGTATCGCCCAAACCGCCGGTGACGACGACAGCATTGCGTGATGCGATATAATGCAGGCTCGGGTATTCCCTAGCTACCGTCATGGGAGGGAGCATCTGCCAGAACCCGGTCTGTGGGTCATAGATTTCACAGGTATTCAAGATCACGGGCGTAGCTGACTGCGTCGGATTGTACCCGTAACCGCCAGCCACCACGATGCGACCGTCAGGCAGGGTGATGCGGCCATACGCGTATCTGGCGTAGGTCATTGGACCGGTGGCGGACCAGGTGTTCCCTACCTGGTCGTAGATTTCACACGTGTTCAGAGCTGCCCCAGCTGCGGTAAGGCCTCCAATCGCGATCGCGTTCCCGTTGGCGAGGGTCGTCAATTTGAAGGTCTTGCGCGTTTGTACCATCGCGGCCCGGCTGGTCCATGTCAGTGCGGTGGGACTGAACGTATAGGCGTTGTTGACCGGGGTTGCAAAAGTCCCTGCCCACCCACCACTGACCAGCACTCTACCGTCCCCCAGTGTGGTTTGCCCGTGGTCCGCGAAGGCAGTTGGCATCGTCCCGCTAGTTTTTGATGTCACGGGAGGAGATCTTGTGTATGTGATAAGATCCCACGCGTTTGTCTCAGATGCGCCTGACGTAGCGTCACTGGCGCCTCCTGTGGCAAGTATTCGACCGTCACTCAGAACAGACACGCCGACATCAACGGGCTTCGTTGTGAACGTTATGGTAGTGAGATTAGTCCACTTGTACGTTTGCTGACGTCCGCCGACATCGGTTTCTCCCAATACTTCAAACAGGACAGGATGGGTGATCGGCGACCCATTGTCGGAGCCACCGATGGTCATCAAAAACCCCTCTGCGGTGCGAACTACTTTATGGTATCCGCCCTCAAAGGTACCTGCGGCACTCGCGTCCGACGCTATGCTCAGGTCCGTCGTTCCGGTAGCAATGTTAGAACTGAAATCGGGACTAGGGGTGCCGGGTGTGACGACGGGACGAGCACCCGTAGACACTGCTCCGTCGACAATCACCCGGTCTCCAACTTGGAGTCCGTGCGCAGTTGACGTTGCAGTCACCGTCGTGCCTACGCGGATAAGAGAAGCTGTCATCGAATCGGCTTCTTGAGCGTATGCAGCCTGCCCGGGAGCCCGCTTCACCGCCTCGGTGGTGGCGTCCACAACGATGTCTACGACCGACTCTGTTTGGGCGACGACGACGTGTCGAGGGGCGTCGTAGACGGTCCTGCGAAGCGGGCGAAAGAACATGATGTCCGTGAAGAGTGTTTGCTCAACAGCAAGTGCAGGAGTGCCAGCAGGATTTGTTATCTCAAACCACTGGACCTTGTTCCCTAAGACATCATAGGAGACCGACACTGTCTGGACCTCGAAGACGCCCCTTGTGTTACCAACCGTAACCGCACCACATCCGTAGATATAAACGAGGTCGCCTGCTTGCAACAAATTCAGGTCGTAGATTCCGGAGAGAAGAACGAAACGGATGTTTCCTGGCGTGATAGGCGACGTGTCCATGTCCCAGATGGCGAAAGGTGAGACGCCCGTCTCTGTATATAGGGATGTCGGGAAGCGCAGCTTGGTCTGTCCACGCCCGCCAATAATCTGGACGCTTGAGCTAATCCCCAGCCTACCGCTGTAGACTCGAACGACCTTCTCATTGGTGATCGGATCCGTGACCGTAGCGGCGTACGCCTGGCTTCCAGTGAGGTGCAGGTCTCTGGTGATTGCTGCTACGACTTCGTCGCACGTAGCCTCGCCGATGCGAGCAAATTGATCCTGCTGGAATGTGACGAGAAGCGTGTCTTTCCCGTCGAAAAGTATCTGTAGGTCGTCTCCGTCTTCGAGAGGGAACGGCTCGACTACTTCGGAATCGATAGATGCGCGAACCGCGTCCTGGCCATAAAACACGCCAAGGATTTCCAGGAGCGACTCCTGGGTCAGCTTCTTGTTCTTCTGGATCAGAGCCAACTGCCTGAACAAGTCGTCAGACATCTCAACATCTACAGGCTTCTGAATTCCCTGGTCGCCTGCTCGTTTAACCAGATAGGGTCCAGACGCCGTAGATAGGTAAAGCTGGTCCAATGCTAGTTTCGCATTGTTCCAGTTAATCTCGTCGCCAGCAGCCAGGGCCTTGAGGGTGGAGTCCCATGCGGGGCCCTTCAGGGTCGGATTTAGGAAACGCCTCAGAACATTGAACACGCTGTCGTTGACAGCCCCACCGGTGACTGGTGTCTGCGAGGGCGTGAGAACGACGTTGAAAGACAGAGAGGTCGGTGACGACAGATCTTCGCCCGTGTCGGCCTGAATCGAGCTGACGGTGAGCGTCCATTGTCCGACGGCCAACGCTGCCACGAGGAACACGTCGACTGATTCAGTGTCATCACTGACCGGAACCACGCTGGTCACGTAATTGAACGCCGGCCCACTGATCGCGTAGTTCGACGGATTGGTCCCATCTACAGGAGACGTCGGATCCGTCTTGCGGGGGTCCTGGGTGAACTTCACCCGCAGGGTCGCTAACCCGGTAGGCGTTACAGATTCAAGGGCAAAACCAGCTCCTACGAACGTCGGCATGCCTTAGAGCCCTCCAATATTTGCAATCGACACCGAGTAGACGCGCCCTTGGACCTGACGGTCAGTTTTTATTCGATAGACGAAGTCGGTGATTCTGGTGGCAGAATGAACTGCGAGCGTGGGCGTGACGGTATAGTTGTTTGGGTTCGATGCATCTGCCTGTACCACCGCACGGCTAAACGACACGTCCAAGGTCCTTGCGTCGATCGTCGTCACCATCTGTACGGCAACTGGAGTCGCTGCCCCACCGCTGAAAGCGAAAGTAAATGGACCATTAAATGGCCTCCCGTCGACACTGACCAGCCCCACGACCGGAAAGTTCAGAACATAGTTGGCGTTGTACGTCTGCATGGTGGTCCCCAGGGTGACGATTGGACCAGCTACGGCTACGCTGGTGATGGTCACGGGTAGCACGCCTACGTCTCCTGTCGTAACCGAGTAGCCTGAGGGGCTAGCAGCCGGGCCACTGATCGTTGTGTCCACGTTGAAGGTGATGACCAGCTGCTTGTCGCCCGCCTGCACCTGAAGAGCCTGGAACGCGCCTGTCCAAGGGGCCGTATTACCCAGGCCCCCTGTAATCATCAGGGGCATTTTTAGACCGGGATCCTAACGAACGGATTGATATAGGTCGGAGACCCAGAGGCGTCCTGGAGATCGTATTTCTTCAGAACCGTTACTCCATCAACGTCGTAGATCACCAGGCGGTTAGCGTCTGGGCCCGTGGTGAAAATCTTCCATTTTCCTTCGGTGTACGACTGAATCTGGGTGACTATCGTCAGGATGCTGTCCGGCGCATAGTCCTCAGGGCGCATGTATCGAGCTACGCGGGCTGGGTTGCCATTGGTCCCGGTGTTGAGGACGTAGACCGTGCCGTGGTTCGCGTCGGAGAACGACGGCGTAAACCCATACGCCCCGCCGCCGATTTCAGTGATGGTGGGCTGGGGCGTGATGTTTGTGCCCGAGGAATTTTTGTAGGTATCAAAAGACATACCGGCAGCTGCCCCTGTGAGGGGTGTGCCATCGGCCAGGTTGTAGACGAAAAAAACCTCGGTTGTCGGACTGCCCACGGGCTAAAGATTGCGGCTTACTCACCCACAAACGAAATCTGAATATCCGACAAATTCAACACCATCGGCTTCTCGCTGCCTTGGACCGTGATGAGGTCCGAAGTAGACGTGTACACCGGGCTAACCATCGCTGCGGCGACCACGCCGACCACTTTTTCAGCTGCCGCGACAATAGCGGACAGGGCGATCGAGGACCCCTGAGGGGTTTGGTTCACGACCGTGGCGACCGCGGAGCGAACTCGGTTGGCTACGTCCGAATTGCTGACGCCCGACCGAATGCGCAAGCTAAGGGCCAAGGAGATCTTCTTGACCAGCGGTCCGGTGATATTGATCTGGGCGCCGGCAGCGGCCACGCCGGGATAGGTGGTTGTGTCAGAGGGATCGCCATAGACGACCTTGTTGGCCTCGCCGATGAGCCCCGTGCAATACCTGTAACCGTCAGCTCCTGACACCACGTCCAGGGGGAAGTCCAGCTTGTCGAGGACAGAAACAATCGACCCTGCTGCCGACGAGATTGTCGAAGAGTAGACGTTCTTGTCCCACCGAATATCCGTGAAGCGTCCATCAGTCTGGTTCGGCACGATGCCGTCGATTTTCATCACGAACTTGCAAGGCGTACCTTCGACGACCTGCAGTAGGCTTGCCGATGTACCGAGGGCACCAACGCTGCTGACAGGGACAGGCGTTCGGTTCGTCGTGCTCAACTTGAACGTCGAGTCCGTGTCAAACGGATCCGAACCACCGAACACGCCGACGCTTTCGACCGTCCATGTTCCCTGATTCTGAACTCCCCACAGGGGCGAATTGATTACGAACTGGTCGCCTGGCATCATCGAGTTGCCGATGAAGATGTCCATACGGCATTCGGACACCTCTTCAATACCGGCGTCATTCTCGATCCAGACCGTCCCACCGATGTCGTCTCCTGTGGCGACTCGCTGAATTCTGAAAAACCCCTGATTGGCGGCGGAGGTCTGCTTGAAGACCGTGTCTTGCGAAGGCGAGATCCACAAGATGTCGCCGGGATTGACGTTCGACAATGACAGCGAGTTCCATCCGAAGTGGCTCACGGCCATGTATCGACCTTGCCGCTCGAACTGGATTTTGGAATTCGACTGATCACCGGAAGTAAGGTAAGCGAAGACCGACGATCCGCCGATATTAACTGTGCCGTCTGCCGCCCACGACGTAAGGGTGGTTGCAGAGGTAAAGATTCCGTTACGTGGCACAGCGGCTGTATTCTCGATCGAACACCATTTACCAGCTCGAACACCGTCAATATCATCGGTCTTGACTATGCTGACAGCCTTGGGAGATCCGCCACCGGTCGTACGATATGTTCCAACCACAGCTGCGGTAGACGAGTTTGCTAGACCGCCCTGAACCTGTACGCTTCCGGAGCTTCCTGCTGTGTTGGAAGCGATTTGGATTTTGGCTCCATCGCTCGAAGTTTGGATGCTGCACGCTGTGAACAACCCGCTTACGGTCGGAGCATTCATCCAGTCCACTACGTTCTTGGCAGTAGCAGGAACCAGATAAACTATCTCGTTTGACCAATCACAGGTCCCAGTCAGTGTGCCGGTTACGGGCTTCTTGAGTGTGAACGTATAATTGGTACTTGGCGACGTCGGAGTATTGTGCGACGCCACCTGATTCACGCCATCCGTAAGCGTGTACCACGTCGTAGACGAGTCCAGAAACTCAGGAGTAGAGCGATCGATGACCCCTGTTCCGTCTCCAAGCTGCGTTAGGTCGATGGGGCATTTTCGGTTGGCCAATGCCGAGAGGGCGTTCACGGCAGTGACGACTTGACCCGCTGTCTGCGCCGGGTTGGCGAACACCTGCAGATTCGACGAGAGAGCGATGCTAGACCACTGCAGCGTAGCATTTGGCGTGAAGCCGGTAGCCTCGCCGGACTTTGTTGTGATTGCTCCTGCCGTCACGGCCGACACAAGGAATGCCGACTGCGTGAATGAGGACGAAAACACTCCGGACGAAGGAATCTGGAGAAAATCATTTGCGACAATTCCCGAGCCGGTTGTCGTGCATTCACCCGCAGAGTCGTTCGAGACTGTGCCGATATTAGCAGCCATGGCGTCAGACGCTACTTCAGCATAGACAACGGTGCTGGCGGTACGTCCAGTGATTGTTTTGAGTCCCGAGGAGAAATTAACGTTTGTAGAATTAACGTAGATGGTGTCGCTGATATTCAGGCCGTGGTCTGAAATACCGCCTGGCAACGTGGTGGTTAGAGTTGTTACGTTGCTGATACGTTGAGCAAAGTTAACGGCCAGATTCAATACCCACACAAGAGTTGCGATCCCGCCACCATCGACAGAGGTGCAGTTGGCAGCGAGCTTGGAGGTATTTCGCACGGTAGGCGTGCGAAGAGCCCCGCCGGCCAGTTTGATCCGAATGTCGGTTGTCGTGTTGGTTGTATCGTCGACAGCTACGCTGATACTCGTGGTTGGACCTACTGGATTCGAGATTCGAACGCGCGCATTTTCGCCGTCCGCTCCGTGGCGGTAGTAGCGAAAGAGCATTGCTCTGCTTGTCGCGGAATAGGCCACTGCTCTGGCTTTCAGCAGCACCTGACAGTCCTTGAAATCGTACGACAGTCCAAAGGTAGAAGCCAGAGAGGCGTTCGCCGCATCGGCGTCCACGAACGCATTCGACTGGCTGTACACATTGCCTACCGTCGCCAGTTTCCTGGCCATTTTCAGACCGAATCTCTTGTCAGGATCGTTGTCCACCAAGATCGTCAGATCGTCAAGGGGACCAAACGCAAACGGAGCGCCCAGGTAAGCGCGGCTTCCTGGAGACCACGGCTGGACCAGCTGTTTTCTGGTGTCGACCCTTGTGGTGTCGACCAAGGATGTGGTTCCCAGAAGCGAAGTACGAGCGCCCTTGTTTGCGCTCCTTCGAGTCGAGATTGTAGACGGGGAGACCGCATATGTACCGTCGACGATAGTATCCCAGCTCTTCAATCCAACCAGCATGTAGCCGGGGTGAACCGAAGGTACAGAGATCACTAACGATTCAGCAGCCGCTCCGGTCGACGCCGTGACACCTCTGATTCTGAAGTCGTCGAACGAAGGGGTGCCAGCTTCGGATCCGCCCGATTCGACACTCCCCACGCGAGGGCTCGTGTTGTCGAACGTCTGAGGCGTAAGCTTTAGTGCTGTAGCATCGGTGTTTTGGGTAACCAACGAGATGCCGCCGGGCTGCGCAAACGTGTTCGTACCAACCCGGAGCTGAGTGGTCCTGTAGGTGTTGGCGACCCCTCCTCGCAGATTTTGATTGAGAGTAGAGGCGAAGGAGGAGGCCGTGTAGTTGGTGCCGGCCGGAACGTCAATCTCTTGAATCGTGCCGGTAGTCCGGACGAACGACACGCCCAACTGCGGGAGAGTGACAGAGGCGTTGACGCAAGGGTCTGGAACGTTCCATAGGTTGGTGTTGCCATCCCACTCTTCGTACGTGGCGCAGGGGCCGTAGGCCGTCTCTGCTCGCAGGGTCTCTAGACCGCCAACTGCAACGACGTGATTCAGGTAGCTAGCGTCCGCCTTCGAGAGCAGGACGTATTTTACGCCGTACCTAGTGGAGGTCTCCAGCAAAGCCGGGTTCCCCGCAACCACGACGTTTCCGCTTCCTGTGGTGTACACGTTCGACCCAGAAGTCGTCGACGCTGTGTACGTATGGAGCATCGCGACCGTGCCGTTGTGCAAGGAGATAGGACTCTTGTGCGCGAACGTGTAGCTGTGGAGGTTGCCGGACGTCCAGCTGTTGCCAGCGATGTTGTAGATCCCGTGCAGTGCTACCTGGCCGCCGCCAATTGTGTCTCCGGCGGCAATGACCTCTGTGGTGCTCGACAACGCCAACCCGAACTCCGCCCTTGGATTGTCCATCGTCGTGAGGGCGGACCAGGAGTGCGTGCCGTCGTTGTACTTTTCGGCAGACGCTGTTTCAACCCCAGTAGTGGTGAAGCCGCCTGCAGCCATGACCAGGCCGCTAGGGAGCACCACGATGCCGAACGACCATCGCGCCGTTCCCATATTACCGACCCCAGTCAGAGTATCGCTCGTGGCATCGTAGGTGTACGCCTTGTTCTGTGCGGTCGTTCCGTTGACACCGCCGCAGATCAAGATGCGTCCATCCTGCAGAGTGACAGAGTGGTGCTTGGCAACAGCTGTCGTGAGGGTTTGCGTACTGGTAGTCCAGGTTCCCGTAGTGGGATCGTAGATTTCGATCGAGTTCAGAGCGTTTCCGCTTCGATCCAGGCCGCCCGTAACAATCACCTTGCCGTTGCCGGCAAGACTGGCGGTGTGGTAAGCACGTGCCGTTGCCATCTCGGACGCGGGCGCGGCCAGCTTGGTGTTCGGATCGTAGATTTCGCATGCCGCGGTAACACCCAGCGGAGTGCTGGTCGCAGGATTACTAATCGGTCGGGTGAAGCCGCCAATGGTCAACACCTTCGAGATCAGAGTGCTGACAGGAGCGAGCGCGATCGACTTGTGACCGCCACGGAGTGCCATGCCCAGCCGACGGTCGATAACGATGTAGGTGCTGGAGTTGGTTTCGGACACCCTGAATGCGCCACGTAAGCTTGCGTCAAGGGCCGTGTCCCAGAGGACGATATAGTCCCCCGCCAGGACGTTCGTAAAAGGCGTTCCCGACCCAGCGGTGATCTTGAGGGTGTGACCCCACTCGTGCAGGGAGTAGACGGCGACAGTCAGCGTGGTGCTAGTGTTTAGACCGTGCTTGATGGGTGTCGCATCTCCATCGACCACGAACCACAAGCGAGCCGTTGCCGAGAGAGTCGACGTCGGGATGACGAGAGATTCCACGAAGGAGCGAACGTTCTTTGAGCCAATCGTGAGCCTGTCGCCCGTCGACAAAGGGGTCTCCAGCCTGACCTGGCCGGCGTTTCTATCAACGGTATAGTCCCTCTGGTTTCCAAAGACTGCCGTGATACCAAACATGTGACCGCTGACCAGTGTGCCTCCAGTAATGGAGATGGCCGCCTTGTCGACCCGACCTGCATTGGAGGTCAGCGTAATGGCACCGGCTGCGACTGCAGCAGTGATACCGGGGATCTTTGCGTTGATGACGGCTGCCCATGCGTCGACCGTGTTGCGACCGACCGTAACGAACCCTGTGGACTGATCCACGAAATCCTGGTCCGTAAAGGTGTAGGTTGCAGGCGCGGTCTTGTCGATCGCGATGATGACAGTCTGGGCTCCCGTCAACGTGTTCCACTCGGCAACCGGATTGCTGGTCACGACCGCGAGGAGACCATCCTTGGAGAGCAGGCGATCGTTCTTGTAGAGCTGGAGGGTATCATTTCGACCGACAGGGAACGCCAGGACGTCGTTCGCATCGCCCTCGGTGGAGACAACTTCGATGTCATCGTTCGTGTCTTCCTTGGCGAACAGAACAACCTGGGTGCCAGCTCCTGCCGTGCGCGCTGAAAACCCGAGGATTGGATTGGCGTTGATGGACGATACCACCTCGTACGCCGTGGCGTTCCCGATAGCGGTAAAATCACTGATCGAGAAGTTGTGCGTATACGTCGTGCCGCCGACCTTGACGGTCAGAGGAATCCCGGAGCTTAGGGTGAAGGGAGCCTGATTTGTTGTGGTGATCGACGCCTTCGCGAATGGACGCTGCGTCGCTTGAAAGTACTGCTCGCCACCCGTAGCGCTGTCGATCAGGGTCTCGATCGAGATGCCCTGCGACCGCTCTTCGTAGCCGGTTCCGTCGTCGATGAACAGCTGGGACGCACGACCTTGGCGGTACAGGAACGAAGACGAAATCACTCGCTTGTTTTCGTCGCTTGCCGTGATGCCCGTGACCGCCGTGGTGATTGCGAGAGGGGTTCCGGCGGCGCGCGAGAGGCGGGCGTTTTTGATGCGCTCGCGGTAGTCGTCGTCCAGCTCAGTGTCCAGGCCGTTCGAAAACGGGCTTGGGTTGGTCACGGTGGCCCCGGCGAACGGCAGCGTCGCGAACTGGCTGATCGAGGTAGCTGCCACATTGCCGACGGTGCCGGACTGGAGAGCCTGCACGAGCACGTCCGGCACAAGCGTCTCGCCATCAGCGACGGTGACGCTGTATAAAATCTTGAACTCCACCGCGTCAGCCGTGTTGGCCTGCGGGGTGCGGACCACCGAGTTGGCGTTCACAACGCGGTTCCCGCCTTGCGCCAGGACCACGGACTCCGTCGAGTTGTGGAACTTCACGGTGGGGGACGTCAGATTGAGGACCCAGTTGGTTCCGACGTTCGTCTTGGACGAGTACGCGAGAGGGCCCTCATAGTTCGACGTTCCGCGGCCGATGTACAGCGAGCCCGATGCCGGCCACGCCGAGACATCGCCGACGTTCAAGGTGACACTTCCAACGATCGGCGCCGGTGCGCCCTGGAACAGCTTCGCCGACAGCTTGGTGAAGGAGCTGTCGCTGATATTCACTTTGCCGCTGGAGGGAGCCTGGCCTTGGATGGGTACGTTTTCGTCGTCACCGATCCGGCGCAGGGCCAGCCCTGTCGCATTGTCGAGGGCGATTGAATTTAGGAGATTGAAGATATCCTGAGAGCTACGAAGGTCGCTCTGGGCCGCCGCTTCGAGCCAGGACAAAATCGGGTTTGCCGACCGCAGGTTCGTGATGCCTCTGTCCGCCATGAAGGCGTCCAGCATCGTTCCGAGGATCTGGGGATAACTCCGTGGGACAGGGATATCTGACACGCGAGTAAGATTGCGGTTGTCCCGTCTTAGCTCTTGATCTCGACTCCGACTGGAATGACCTGGTTGCCGCCTCCTGACACAGCTACGTTTAAAGCCAGGGTAGATGTCGGTCCCGTGACTGCCAGCGTGGCATTTTTCACCCCAGTAAAAGTGGGATTGCCTGCGAACAAAGTCTGCGTTGCACGAATCACCTGCGACGGAGATAAATCCGCAATGCTCTGCCCTGGCTCAAGCGGCAAGCCGAATTCTGGGTGTCGAAGTACCGAGCCTTGCACCGTAGATACGGCCAGGCGAATTTGCTGAATCACGTTTGTCAGGCCAACGCTCCACCGCGGCTCCGCGTCGGGGGTTAGAACCAGGTCGTTGCTCTGGGTGAGAAGAAAATCAACACCGCCCACGGCGATGAGAGAGTCGAACTCGTCCAGGCCCGGGATCGCCTGCGTCTTGAAGTCGCCTTCTTTGGGCTCGGTGTCGCTCGGGATGTAGATGGTCTGCTGGCTATTGACGGTGTCAGGAAGGAATGCTGTCAGTTTCGCCTCAGCCAGGACCGAGTATTTTTCGAGATCCGCGTTGCCGTCGACGGTCAGGATGAAAGAGGTCGAGGTGATTTTGTCGATTTTGATAATTGTGCGGCGTTCGCGCATGGCCGCGTTCGACTCGATCCAGACGGGCTTACCGACGTGCAGATTGCTTGTGTCGGACACCATGATCTGGTTGCGGGCTCCCGAAGTCAGGAGCGGCAGAACAAAGCCCTCCTCGTCCACGTAAGGAGACCGTAGGCCATTGAGGGCAGCGATCTCGTGCCAACGATCGGGGGTCCCCAGGTAGCGGGCCGACAGCATCTCCAAAGTGCTTCCGTAGGGAAACGGCACCGGATACTTGGACTTGGGGATCTGGAAGGCGATACCCGACCGAGTAGCCATGCCGGCGATTGCCGTGACCGAGTCTAGGATCGCATTCGGGTCGTTGTCGTTCGACACCACCAGGCGATTCAGCTCCTGGACGACCTGGTTGAGGGCATAGACGATGTCAAAATCCTCGTCGGTAGGCTCTTCAACGGCAGGTGTCGCGGGGGCCGTGAGACCGTACACCTTGTTAAAGGTGGGGTCCCCAAGCCCGATGGCGTTGGCAAATTGGTTCGCTGTCGCCAAGACGGTGTCACGGCGTTGCTTGAAATCCAGACGAGTTAGTCGGCGCACACGCGCTCTATCGGCTGCGATTTGGGCCATGACAGGAGGGGGCAGCTGGAGGTCGCCAACCTGAATGGTCGAGAAGAAATCGTAGTTCTCCGAAGGGTTGACGAACGGCGTGTTCGCCGGATGGGCCTCGCGCGAATTTTGAGTAGAGGGGTCATCGCCCTTCTCTGCGGCTAGGGCACCGATAGCCAATTCGGCGTCACGGGCTTCGACTGTAATTTGCTGCGTGCGCTGTGCCGCGTTCTGGGGGAAATTGAAAATGTCTTTTCGTGTGCCCTTGAGAGTGACGATGGCATCTTTGGTCGATTTAATGACGCTGTCTGCGAGGTCGGCGATTGCCAACGGGACGCTCAGGGCGTCTTTGGCGAACAAGCAGACTTCGCGCATGGGCTCAAAGAGCGAGTGTTGAACGTCACCGCTCACCGCCAAGATCGTCTTGCGGGCACCCTGAAGCACCCGGCGAGAATCTTGAATCGAGGTGAGGAGCTGGGCGAGCTTGTTAGGATCCCTTTGGATCGGGACATACGTGTTGATGATTTCAACGGTACCGCCCGACAGCTTGATTCTCTTCCAAGCCTTGAGATTGAGCTGGTACATGTACTCCAGAGGATTGGAAGCCGACTTTCGGACATCAAACGCTTGCGGAGTGACGAGATAGACGGCCTCGTCCTTGTAGCAGGCGAGAGCCAGAACCGAACGTTGCCCCGCCTTTGTTTGCTTCAGGGCCAGGTAGTCCTCGAAGAACGCCTGGAGGAGACGGAACTGGTACCAGCCGGTCAACGCGCCCATTCCGTCGGTGTCGTCGAACTCGGAATCGGCGATCGCGTTCGTCTCGAACGTCTGGCTACCGTTCTGCAGGGTCCCAAACGCCGACGCCGTTTGATTGGCCTGGGTGATGGTGCCGGCGAAAATGGCCTCGGAGAGGGACGCCGTAGGGGCAACTGCCGGCGCCTCGGTCTTACCGATCAGAACGCCGGTGGTGCCGCTCAAAGAAATCATGCGGAAGGGGGCCCCGCTATGACGCTCTACGACGCCGCCTAGCGTTGCGTCGGCGGAGACAGCAAAGGGCATCGACAACCCAATGGTCTCGGGTGGGATCGGGAGGGTGAATTTAATTTCTCCCTGAGAATCAGTCTTGGTCGCATACGAACCGTCGGAAGACTGCTCTACGACCAGCAGCTCGTAAGGGAACAGTTTGTTCCAATTCCCGCCTGATATCACAGAGTTACGGAACCATCGACGGTCCGTCTGGGGCTGGGGACGCAGCTTATTGCTGAGAGCTAGGTCTTGGATTGACGTGACAGGACCGGGAGGAAGAGTGGGCACAAGCTCAAGATTGTCTCGGAAGTTTCGCTACTAGCATTACATGTCGAAGCAATGGCCCCTGTTGGGGTACGTCTACGGAGCCAAGGTCGAAACGGTCAGCTCGGGGCCCCCGGATCGATCCCTCGCGGCCATCATTCGGAACCCTCCCACGCTACGGCTTGAACCCGTGCCTCTGGAGAGGCTCATGACGCCGCTTACTCGCCTCTCCATCCTTCAAAAGGAGCTGGACGAACAAACAGCCCAGCTCGATCGCTTCGTCCAGATGTTTCTGGACGTCGACACGCAGCGTGAAGAGCTGGCCAAGCAGGTCGAGGGCCTGACGCTTCACGTCCTCAAGCTGATTTCGGTCGGCGGAACCATCGACACCTTGAGGAAGCAGAACCTCGAACTCAAGCGCCGACTGAAGAACTACGAGCAGCGGAAGTAGCTCATGAGCCGCTCCGACAATTTCGTGTTTGACGTCTCGCTCCCTACTCGCTGCAGCTGTTCTTTGTGCACGCCTGCCGACGAGGTTGCTTACCTCGATGAAGAGGAGATGTACGACGAGGTCTCCGAGCTGCGTCGCAAGCTGGCTAGCGGGATCAAGCGGTAGGTACGGTCGTGGTTGACGCCGCTCTGACCTTGCCGGGGACCAATAACCCCTTGCGTCTCCCTTGGCAGATCAAGTCGAGGGTCAGCGGCTACATCTCGCGCACGATCCACGTGATTCTAGACTGTCACGACAAGTTCATCGCTGAGTGTGAGGACTTCGAGGTGGCACAAAGCATCGTGACTGCCATGAACCGCGATCGGAGAATGGAGCTGGCGCCCGCACCTTGTAAGTGCAGAGCCTCCAAAGCCGGTCCCGGGCTCGTCGAGATTCGAAAAGTTTCGCTACGTAAGGATCATGAGTGACGAGCTGGTTCACGAACTCTTTGGTCTGTCGTATGCCCAGTACTTCGCTGTCTCTCGCACTGCACTGCAGTCGATGCCGGCGGACTGGCAGCGGCGCTTCGTCAAGTGCATCGAAGAGCTGAGCGAGTCGGTCGATTGGGTGCCGCAGGACGGCAACTACCACGTCACCGTACGTGGGCACAACGGCAAGTTCACCAAGGACCCTCTGGCGGACTACGAGCGTGGCCGGAGGCGGCTGCCGCTGAAGGAGGCGGCGTACGGTCTGGCCTTCGAGAAGGCCGTTGAATTCGTCGGTGTCAACTATGGTCAGCTGTATCAGACGGACGCTCCTCGGCAGCTCGACTTTCTTCATACCGAACGCGTTTGTTCCCCTAAGAACAGCACCCTGCGAGCCCCTTGGCGCTACATCCTGGCCCACCATTCCTCGCAGCTTGACCACTACGAACGCTGCGGCTACACGATTGTGGATGTCTGCGGGCGCTGTATGCTGGGTACCTGCGAAGACCACGGCTAACACGTGGCATCCTTCGAGGAAATGGTCGCGCAAGCGGCCAAGCAAGTGGTCCAAAACCTCCTGGACAAGGGGCAGCTGGCTGAGTATGGTTCAAATCGTACTGCAGACCAGCTCTCTGACAACAACCAAATAGTAATCAACGACGGCGCTTCACAAGGAGAAGCGCCGATGTGCAAAGTGTACGTATTTCCTGATCGAAACAAGTTCAGAGTAAGGGTCGTTGACACGGATACGGGCAAGAAGAAGAACTACGTGTACAACACACGTGAAGAAGCCGACGCAGCTGTCCCGAAGCTAGAGAAAGAGTACCGACGTCCAGTCGGTGTGCTGCTGTCGGAAGCGCTGGACCAGTACTACAAGTACATGGAGGAGAAGGGCAACCGCCCTCGTCCAATCCAGACCACCAAGGATCGGTTCGGTGTCTTCTTCCGTGGTCAAGAAAAGACCATGACCGGCGAGTTCACCCAGACTCTAGCCGGTGATGTGTGGCAGAAGTTTATCACCACACCTGGTCGTTTCACCAAACACGTACCTTCGGTCAACACTCAGTCCAGCACGCTCAGCCAGGTGAAGACCTTCTTCAAGTGGGTTGGAACCAAGAGGTGGCTGAAGGGTGACATCAACCCTTTCGGTGCAATCGAGGTGCTTGGCCGTAGGAAGAGGGGCAAGCTGCAGCTCGTAGGAATCGACGAGTCCAAGAAGTTTTTGGACAAGGTCGAAGAGCTGGCTCGCAAAGGTGACGTGGGGGCAGTCGCTGCCGCTACGGCTCTGTTGATGGGGATGCGTGCTTCGGAGATAACCGACAGGCTCGTGTGCGAGCTGGATGACGGAGGGAAGATGTTCGTCATCACGTCGGCCAAGACCGAGGCTGGCATCCGCCGACTGAAGATCCCCGAGGCTCTGCAGCCCATGCTGCAAGCTTTGGTCAGTGGACGGAATGGTGACGAGAGGATTTTCGGCGATGTCGATCGGCAGTGGCTTCTCAAAAACGTGAAGCGCTGCTGCAAGCTCGCTGGGGTCCGTATCATCACTACTCACGGTCTCCGAGGGACTCACGCGTCTCTCGCGACCGCCGCCGGGTGCACAGGAGAGTCAGTGGCTGCAGCTCTGGGCCACGACAGCTTCGCCGTGACCGAGCGCCACTACGCCAAGGCCGAGTCCGTCTCGGGTGCCCGTGTCGATCGTGTCACCGACGCTCTGAATTAAAAAGAGGATATCCCGCGCCATCCTGAAGGGCAGGTGGGCGAGCAGGCTGGCGCGGGATTAGTTTTGACTTTTTCATCAAGTTTCGCTACTATCATTGGTGACTGGGCCCGATGGTGACGACCTTAGGAGAGGAGACTACAGAGTCAGGCCTCCGCGCTGGCAGACCGCGGCTCACGTACTGCCTCAATTTCGCCCCCGCCCGAAAAAATAAAAATGATAAACACAACCAGCATTCACGGCATCATCTTCCGAGAGGAATTGGTCAACCTAGACCAGCTCTCGATCGAAGGTGCAGTACTACGGGCGCCACATGGGCTGGAACTCTTAGGTTAGTAGTTCCCCACCAGCACCGAGTACTTCTCGAAAAAGTCTTGGTCGGCGTAGCAGTGTTCGCAGAACATCGTTTCCGAATTGGAGGTTATATACGAACCTCTGCAGCCTAGAAGCCTAGCGGTACTTGGGCCGATTTTTTCGACAATAAACTCCAGTCCTTCTGCGTTGTGGGGTAGCCCAAAAACGTCGGGCAGCCCCTTCCACCGACGACGTTGTCCGATAGCCAAAGGGGTGTTCATGCGGGCACCGACTTGCTCTTGAGAACGGCGATTGCGATCTCCAGCGCCTTGGCGTCGAGTTCTTTGTTGTAGGCCACGTCCCAGGAGTCGTATTTAAGAAAGCCCCAAGGTCCGATAGACGGGCGCTGGCGGCTCGCCTCCGACTCCAGCTTCTCTTTCATGTCAGAAAGGCGGTTGATAGTGTCGGTGTGGTCCACCTCGGGCTCTTCTTCCTGCTTAGGGGGAGCGTAGACGAGCGTCGCATTCTCCAGAAGGAACTCGACCGTCATGTTGGCGGGGATTCCGTTCCTGTCGACACAGTAGACATATTCGTCTTCGACTCTCATCACCTTTCGGGTCTGACCGACCAAAACGGACCGAAAGTAACTCCAGATCTGGTCACGCTCTACAACGACGTTCTTCATGACTGCTTCCCTTTGGAACCTTCAAGAAACGTAAGGCAGACATGGGCCACGGTCTGCCAGCGTGCAAAAGCCCGATGCTCTCGGGTGCCCAACCATTTATCTAGTAGCGAAACTATTGGATGACGTCGGAGTCGATTTCGATCGTATCCAGCTTCGCTTCGTATGGACTACCCAGAGGGTAACCAAAGAGACCGAAGGAGCCATCGCAAGTGGCTTGGTCATTTATGATTGTCTTGACGATGAACTCGTCTGCGGGCCAGCCGTATCCTATGATCCAAGGGCGGCGGTTCAACTTCCAACGTCGCTTCTGTCCCACGAACACCTTGGCGGTCAGGAGGGGTGTAGTGGACTCCTTGAAGTGTCTGCAGCTGGCGTTGGAGCACTCAACTGAAAGGGCGCTGACGTAAGCTCCAGGAGTCTTGCAGGTCGGGCAGTTCATCACCTAGCTAGTAGCGAAAGTTCCCAACGACCCCCAGCTCACGCATCATTTGTGTGAAGTGCGCGAAGTAGGCGTTTGTTCGAGCATAGACGTAGACGGACCGACCAGCTCTCGACGTCCACATTCTGCCCTCCAAAGTAATCTTACGAGCGCATACGGTGGGGATTAAGTCCCCTGATTCAAGGCTCAGACTACTAAACGGGATCGGTACGACAATCTGAACGCAGTAGAAGCGCCAACTGAACAGAGGAGGCTCGGTGAACACCACCAACTTGCCGGGCCAATTTAGAGAGCACCCCTTGTACTGCGCCAAGGTCCTCAAGCCTGCCGATTGGTCGTCCAGCTCGCAGGAGATGCAGAGAGGCTCCCCGTCTACTACGTCGTTGAAGCAGGAGTCGCAGAGCGATACGTCTATCACTTCACCCCGTAGTTGCAGGCGAATCCAGAAGCGCCTGCACGTGAACCTCCGCAGGCGTTGTCGACACGGACCAGAACGCCAGCCTCTTGGAGATTGTCGCCTTCATCCTTCTTGTCCAGAAGGAACCTGACACCAACTGAATCCGAGTCAGCTACGACAATCATGCCTTCCTTGTGCGCCCTCTTGACGAGCTTGCGGAAAGCCTCGACGACGGCTAAGCGACGACCGAGCTGGCTCACGACGCTGTCCGATCCAGAAAAGCGTGACCCTTGTCGGTCATCTCGTAGTCCCCGCGGCAGCCGCAGGAGCAGCCATCTAGGTAGCCCTTGCGGATCAGGCCGTTCATTTTGGCTTGTACCAAACGCTGGGGCAGTTTCTTCAGAGCTGGGAGGTGGCGCTCTAGGTCCCAGATAGTAGCCCACGACTTCTGAGTGTCGGTACCTTCGTAGAACTCCTTCTGGACGGCTGCGACGGCTTGAAGGATCGGCTTAATGGAGATGTGCTTCGCCTGGAGAGGCTTCTTCCTCGGGTAGGACTTGCGCGGGTCAGTGCGCTCGACGAACGGTAGCGGCTCGATGCCGACTGCTTGACAGGCGCCTTCGTAAGAAAAGGTGATACGACCGATTTTGTCGGACTGTACCCAGCCCTCGATGTGCCGGCCTTTGCTGGTGCGATCGCGTCTCATCCAGCCGGCGTAGACGAGAGCGCGGCGGGTTTCGTCGAAGTTTTTCATGGGACCAGCTCCATGTGGCTTTCAATAAACTGGAACGACACAGTCCATATGTAGCCCGTAACAGTGCTTTCAAGAGGGACGAGCTGGTTGGTTTGATCGACGTTCCCCACCACCTCATAGACATAACCGGTTTTGTGGTACGTGAGTTTCTGGCCCGGCTGCAGGTTGGCGGCGACAACGCGCGTAGGAGTTGATGGCGGAGCAGGCTGCGACGTGCCACTCACCGGATACGAACCGCTGTACGTGATTTGAGTAACTCCGGTAGTATGGTAGTAGGTCGTCGGAACCACAATCCTGACGTATTCGTCTGTGACGGGTTCCTTCTTCACCTCGGGGCCGGGCTTGTAGTGGCGGCAGGACGAATTTTCGCACTCCACCGAAAGGACGCCGACGTAGGCGTTAGGCGCCTTGCAGGTTGGGCACTTCATACCGAAGTAGTAGCGAAACTCAGGTCGTACAGAGCCAGCAGAGCGAGCAATTTCTTCGTGGTTTCCTCGGGAGTGGTGACCCAGAGCTGGTGGAGGATTTCGTAGGTAGTCCCGCCTTTTTCGGTAGAAGCGATGACTGCGAGGATTTCTTCCGGAGCCAGGCCGCCACGCTCGGAAAGGCGCTGGACCGTTTGGTCGTGATTCCACAAGCACCCGTCTTCGTAGCGTGCGATGAACGCCCAGGGGATGTAGCGAGGGCAGCCGGCTGCTTCGAGAGCTGCTTTACGGGCGCGGTCGCCTTGCCACAAGACGGGGAAGAGGCGGGTGGAGGTCATCGGGACTTCCTCAGGGGCCCGTCTCCAGGTCCAGTAGAGGCGTGCTCTCGAAGCCGAGGTGTTAACCAGCTCCCAGCCGCGTCCATCAGGCTGGATGGGATCATCAGGCTCTTGGTCAGGCTGCTTGCAGTTGTCGCCGCATAAGTAGCGGTCGCAAGCGTGTGCCTGATAAAGCGCCCCGTGTGTCGTCTTGTACTCGTGCTTTGCCATTCCAAAGAGCTAGTAGCGAAAAAAGAAAAAGCCCCGACCGGCTGGAGCCGGTCGGGGCTAGGGGCACCAAGCTCCCCCTCCAAGCAATGAAGTAGTAGCGAAACTATCCAGTGCATGGTCGCTCGGACCTCTCTTCCGGCGTCTTGCCGGTCAGCACGAAGTCGATCGTCTCCCACTCGGTCTCGGTCGCGTCCCACGACGAATCGCCGAGCCCAGTAGGCGGGAAGAACCTGTAGTAAATCTCCAGCCACTCGGGTCGGAGCCGCGACTCCAGCTGATCGCGAGTGAAGTTAGGGCAATTGAAGTTGGAGCACTCGGCCTCGACTACGACGAAAGCACCAGGCCACCCGCAGCTCGGGCACTTCATGACTTCTCGCCAGCGTAGTAGCAGTTGGTTCGTGCCCATCGGATCGCCTTGAGCGCAGCAACCGGAAGCTTGCCGCTGTTCAAGGTCATGAGGGCGCCGAGGTGTTCTTTCTCTGTAGCCTCCGGACGGGCCCACACGACACTCCAGGCCATAGCCTCGATTTGGTCGTAGGTGGGGCCGTCTGCGTGGGGCGCTTCGGCCTTGGCGGATTCGAGGTCGCTCATGACTCACCTACAAGTACCGAGTCCAGGAAGACTTCAGTCCAATGGCACCAGGACAGGTCGTTGTGGTCAGCGTAGCCCAGGTATTGGCACCGCACCGGATGGATCGTCAGTGCCTCCGGGTCATTGACGGTCACCACGACGAAGGCGAGGCCCGCGCGTGGGTGGGTAGGCCTGAGCCCACTCCAGCGACGCACCTGCCCGGCCTCCACGGGCGGGAATTTGTCCTTCAGCGCACGGAAGGCGTGCGGCCGGACCCGATCGTCGAAGCGCTCCACCAGCTCCTGCAGGTGACGGCCAGGCTCGCAGCCGGGGTTGCGCTCCACCAGCTCATCGAGTGCCTGTGAGAGCTGTCTTTCGGGTGTGTTTTGGTTTTCCATGATTTCAAAAAATCGGCCAGCGTGCAGCCCTACACTTTGGTTCAGAGGCGGCCTTTCACTCTCTGGGTAGCGAGCCCTTAGCCGCATGAACTTACCGACTCGAACGGTCCTTCTGGCAGTGATGTAGTAGCGAAAGTCAGCGACGCTTGATCGAGAGCTTGGGAGTTTTGCCGACAGGAGCCTTTTCGACCTGCTTGTAGATCTCGGACACGACCCCGAGAGACTCCTTGCTGACGAAACCAAAGCAGGCAAGGAAGTGCTTGAAGCAAACCCACATGTCACCTCCCATGTAGTGATTGCCTGTCTCGGGGCAATATTTGCAGGTCACGGAAGCAGCTCCGCGCATCCCGTCAAATAGCGCAAGAAAAGCACCATCTGCGGACGTGGCATGGCGAGAGTCAAAAACTCGGTCTTTGATGCCCAGTCCTTGCCCGACTTCATATCCAGGTAGACCAGCCCGTCTTTGGTGGTGCAGAGCGTGACATCCAAAAGTCCCACCGTATTCTGATTAGCGAGGTCCCATGCATGAACCCCTCCTCTATCGTCCTTTGACGAGCCGTTTTGGGTGTATCGGATATTATTGACAGTGTCGGCGCGGGTAGTGAGAGGTACTCCGGAGTGTTCTACGCTCATGATTTGCTCCTTCGAAATTCGGACGGTTGACTACAGGATCATTCGAAGGAATCAGTAGCGAAACTCAGCCCGCTCTAGGAGCATTCGGGGCGAGCGAAGCGAGCACCGTGCACGCTAGGCGGGTGCCCAGAGCACCCCGCGGACAGGTCCGCCGGTCCGCAGTCACAAATTTTTCAGGATTTTTCGTAAAAGGACCGGTACCTGAAAAAAGAGGCCGGGTGGGGTCGCGACCCTACGTCATGGCCTACCCAGGTGGGTGGGGCCGAGCGTCAGCGAGGCCCGATCCGATGAATCCTCTAGGGCAAAACTGCTTCTCAAGAGGTCGTTACTGTGTTTTCAGGCACTTACGCGACCGTCATGAGCCGAAAAGGGGAGTTTTGGCCCTAGAGAGATCATGACTCGACGCATAACGACGTATGACAGACGGCCTTGCGGGGCTTCTAGAGGCATTTCCGAGGCAGTTCGGCCGCATCTGGGCTGCGTGGGAGGGCCGGGAGGATGTCCGGGCACAGAATAGATACGGTTTGGCGCTTTCTTGAGCCATTACGGTATGTTAGGCGCTCATGGAATAGCTACAGAATAGAAAAAGTCCGGAGAAATGTCCGGATTGGGCTTTTAGCGATCTCAGATAATGCGAAAAAGGGTCGGAAAATGACCGACCAATCGTCCGTGGGTCCCAGAAGCCGGGGGACGTCCGGAAAAACCCCACCCGGACCGGTCGACCGTACGTCACAGTACTATCCGGGTACGGCCATAGGACCTGCACCAGGATGCAGCTGTGGCTGCACAGCTTGCGCGTGGCTGCGTTGTGGACAGACCTTGGTCCGCACTTGTCCGCAGCGCGATCGAGCGTTCTGAGGCGCTCCTAAGTGCTTGAAATCAGTTCGGGGACAAGGATTCGAACCTTGATAGCCAGATCCAGAGTCTGGGTGATTTGAAGATTTGTCCTATAGTTTAGCCTATTTAGGCCCATTTTGAGCTGGTCCGCATTTGTCCGCGCCGTCGTTGATTTCTATGGCCAGCTGGGGCCAAATTCGGGCTTGACACAGCTCTCATAAACCGTAAGGGGTAACCACTAACACGTAACATGTAATCAGTAAGCGGACGCACCAATAGCCACCTCGGTGATGAGGCAGCTTTCGTCGGGTTTCGTCGGTCAGCCGCGCGGTATACGCCAACCGCAGTTTTGATACAGCCGAGATGCAGTCGCCATGAGGTCTAGATGCAGTAGAGATTCAGCTCAGTCGCCAGCCTCTCAGACATCCAGCCCACTCTTCCACTCGCTCTATACAGCGTCCGGAAGCTCTCTAGGCTGTGTGGATACTCTCGGACACTTCATCACGCCTCTAATGCGTTCCTAAGAGGTCCATTACTTTTCGGTGTTAGGCCTTTTCGTGGATTCGGATGACACCTTGCGTGTGCTGGCTTCGTTCTGTGTGCATCTACGGGAGTAGATAGCAACAGGCAACGCCTTCCGCATCTGTGAACACCAGAGGCACGTAATACCTCCTAAGGGGTGTCCGCAGTTGGAGCAGTTCTTCTGTACGGGTGTCTTAGCCATTCCTGGGCCTTGGGTTTCGCTTTGATAGCTGGTGTGCTCCAGGCTGTTAGATGACTCCATGATGTCGTGATCGATGGCTTCGGTCACTGTGTCAGCTGGTGTTGTAGCTTTCGGCCCCACATTTTGAAGATTGGGGTGGACAACTATTTGGGTAGTGAAAGGTTGAACTCGTGAAGTATGTGTTGTCTAGCAGTCAACGCTTTTAAGGGATTGAAGGAGCAGTTGACGCAGGTGTTCCTTGGTGGGTTCGAGAGTAGCCGGCTGCCAAAATTCCTGATTGTATTCGAAATCTTCGTTTTCACCATTGAACACGATGCTGGCAGGATTTGGGACGAAGCGAACCTTGGAGCCAACGCGCAACCGCCGAGCTGTTTGAAACATCATGATGTGATACTATCAAACAGCTCGGCGAAAGGCAATAGGCTTTAGCAGCCCGAAACGCAGTAACGGACGATATCGAACATCGCCGGGACGAAGTTGGCAGGCAATCCTAACGATGCCCATGACGGAATCGAGTACCAAGTGCCGCCGAGGTATGGATCGTTGTAAATTGACTTACATGTACCATCGGAATTACACGAACCTGGGTTCGCACCGCCATCACTCCACACAGTGAAGGACGTTCGCCGATTGCCGATTACAACCGACTGGATGTGGGTGTAGACAGGCCCTTTGGTGTTAGGCGGCCACTCGAAGGTGTCCCATCCGTTCACCACGACGTGTGCATAGTCCCAGTGAAGTGGAGTATTGATTCCACCAAAGATACGCGCACAGTGGCCCGTATAGTTAGGGTGGTCGAACGCATCGATCGCGCCCGAAGGAGGATGACCCTGGGGGTAGAGCGGGTCTGTATTGCATGCAGTGACGTTCGGGGGCAAGACGCCGGCCGTCGGGCTCGGCTGCCACTGGCAATAGCCTTGGTTCGGCCAGCCGCCATTGACCAGCGCAGTGGGGTCATAAGTAATAGGAGAGCAGATCCACGGGGCCGAAAGAGAAGAGGTAGTTTGAGTGGTGGTCTCTTCGGTGGTGGGCATGCCGCCGCACGATACGGCGAGGCTGAAGGCAAGACAGGCGAGGAAGAGAATGAGTTTCTGTGTGATTGGTTTCATCGAACGGATCTCCTTGATAGAGACCCGCGATTACGGTAGACGCTGGTATAGGAAACCTACACGGCCCGTTCACGCGGGTCAGGTTGGTGACTAGGCTCCCGCTGGCGCTCCAACGCTGGCG